ACATTCCTGTAGACAATCTTCAGGCTGTACTTAATGCAGGAAGTGTTGCTACGGGTAATATCTCTTTGACCGGAAACATAACTTCAACAAGAATAATCCCCGGAAACATTCAAGATGATACAGCAGGTATAGGTACTGTTGGTCAGGTTCTATCTAAAACATCGACCGGTATAAGATGGATAACTAATCCGGCCTCATATACTGCGGGATTAGCTGATGTGTTGTCTGTAGGGAATACAGCTACAAACGATATTAATCTTATTGGGAATATAACTGCAACTTCATTTATAAAAATAGGAGGCACATCTCTACAATACCTAATGGCCGATGGCTCTGTTAGTACAGGTCCTTCGTTAACGGGATACGTTCCATACACAGGTGCAACGGCAAATGTTGACTTGGGAGAATATGAATTAAAAGCGGGGCAAGTTACACTTGACACCACACCAACAGGCACGGCAGCGGTTGCAACAACACGATGGAACGACTCAATCGGAACAACCGAAACGACTCTAAAAGGCGGCAGCGTAGTACTTAAAAATGGGGTTGATTTGGTTGCTCGAGTAGTTAATAAAGTTACGCCAAACACAACGCTCACAAAGGCAGCATATCAAGCGGTTAGAATAAGTGGAGCGCAAGGTCAGCGTCTAGCCGTTGCATACGCGCAAGCAAATAATGATAACAATTCAGCTGATACAATAGGTATTGTTTGTGAAACGATAGCAACCAACCAAGAGGGTTTCATTTTAACCGTCGGACAATTAGAGGACATCAATACAACAGGGTCATTACAGGGCGAAACGTGGGTAGATGGCGATGTACTTTATTTATCTCCAACAACGGCAGGGAGATTGACTAACATTAAGCCAACAGGAGCAACAGGTCATATCGTTGTGATGGGTTACGTTGAATACGCTCACGCTATACACGGAAAAATTTACGTTAAGATTATGAACGGGTGGGAGCTCGATGAGCTTCATAACGTCTATATAAATCCTGCAACATTAGCAAACAATGATGGATTGTTTTATGATTCATCAGACCAACTTTGGAAAAATGAAACGATTGCAAGTGTATTAGGATATACTCCTGCAAAATTAACAAAACTAGGAAGTCAAACGCTAGTTACAGCTTCTTGGAGCTTAGTCGGAAGCTATTACACATACACATTCTCAAACGTAAATATCACAGCAACATCAGTTGTTGATTTTACACCTGATAATTCAAGTGTGAACGAAGTGTCAAGTTGCAGAATGTTACCACAAGTTGATGTAGCAAGTGGCAACTGTACTTTTTATGCTACATTCCCACCTCAATCTAATATAACAGGACTAATAAACATATGGCAGTAAGATTACCAATACAAGCGTACTTTAAACCGAAACCTACTCCAACTGATTGGGTAAGACCTGCCGATTGGCCTGTTATAACTGACTCGTCAGACGAGGTACAATTCCTTATGGCTGACACAGGTATTGCTGCGTTTACTATTCGTACAATATTTACAAAGAATAGTGGCACTAACATTTATATTGATTGGGGAGATGGAACACCGATAGACACAATATCTACCGCGACATCTACTGACACATCGCACACTTATGCTATAGGTACAGGTACTCCTTGCTCAAGGGGTTATACAACTTTCAAGGTTAGGGTGTATGGAGATGCAACCTGTAAGATAACATACTGCGTGCCTGTAGCACCTGTTGCAACAGGTAGGTCAACTTTTTACAATATGGGCTTGCTTGAGTCGTATTATGGGGACAACACGATAACTGCTAACATATTAAACTCATACGCTTCAGGTACCGCGAGTGGAGCAATAGCAACATATGAATACTTAGAATATGTTAAGTTTCCTCCTATAGTTTTATGGTCTCAGATGGTTAATTTTTTTAACCAATGCTACAGTCTTGGCAAAGTTGTAATGCCAACATCAGCTCCATCAGTAACTTCTGTAGTAAATTTATTTTCAAACTGCTTTAACTTAAGAGAAGTTATACTGCCACAAGATATGAACTCAGTTACGGGTTTCGCAAATGCTTTTAGTGGTTGTATTAATTTAAAATCAATTCAGCTACCACCTAACTTAAATAGTGTAACATCATTTTCAAGTGCTTTTCAAAGTTGCGAATCGTTAAAGAGTATAACGATAACAAGTATAAACTCTGCTACATCTCTTGCAGCAATGTTTAATAGCTGCGTGTCATTAGAGTGGGTTAAGATAACATCTTTTCCAACTGCATCAGGACTTATTGACTGCGCTTCAATGTTTAACGCTTGTAACAGTTTACAAAATGTTTATTTACCATCATCTGCAAATGTGTCATCTACATATGCGTGTGCATCAATGTTTAACTCTTGTTATAATTTAAAGACAGTTGTGCTTCCAAGCAATATGAATATAACAGCAGCAAATAATATTTTTAATTCCTGTTTTAGTTTAAATACAGTTATATTACCAACAACTTGGGCAACAACAACTTTAGCAGGAGCTTTTCAAAACTGCGTTAGTTTAAGTGGTGTAATTTTACCTGCGTGTACTGCCGCGACTACAAGCTTTAGTAATACATTTAATGGGTGTGTATCTCTTGAATCTATGGTTATACCATCATCATATAATATAACTGATTGCACGAATATGTTTCTTGGATGTACTACTATAAAAACAATATCACTTCCAAATAATACTCAGAATAATATAACGATTTTAACGTCTGCATTTAATGGATGTAATTCGCTTGAGACGTTAACACTACCAACAAGTATGACAGGCGTTACAGCGATGACAACTGCTTTTACAGGCTGTACAAGTTTAACATCTATAATACTACCAAGTACGATGAATAACTGTGTGTCTATGGTAAGCGCATTTAATGGGTGTTATAAATTAACTTCAGTTACGCTTCCAACATCTATGTCATCCTGCACATCATTTTCGAGTACTTTTAATAACTGTATTTCTTTGAAAACAATAACAATGCCTGCGACTGTTTCTACTTCCCTAACAAATTATGCGCTTGCATTTGGGGATTGTCATTCATTAAAAACATTAACACTGCCGACAACGCAAACATCGTCTCTAACATCATTGGTAACTACATTTATAAAATGTGGAGGTTTGACAACAATTACAAACTTAGATAAGTTAGGAAGTTTAACAGCAACACCATTAGTTGATGCAGGAAATAATACAAATATAAATCAAATTACATCTCTTTCTTTTAATTGTCCATTTTCTTTATTAGTTATTAATGGAGCAAGTACATCGTATCATTTATTAAACTCATTAAGATTATTAAATACAAGCGCAGGACAATGGACAGGAGTTTCCCCTCAAATAAATATATCTTATACATCGCTTTCAACATCAGCACTTGTTACTCTATTCAACGATATTGCAGCACAAGGAAACGTGGTAAGTAAGACAATAAATATCACAGGAGCAACAGGGGCAGCAGGATTGACCGCTGCAAATAGATTAATTATAACTTCAAAAGGATGGACAATAACGGGATAGACGATAGCGGATTCTATAAACAATTTGAGGATGGAAGTTGGGTGCATGCTCCTAACTTTGTTTATGGTCCTGACTTTGAATTAGTAAAAGAACTGAAAGATACTTACGAATACCCTATAGATGGGTGGAGTTGGTATGATCAAAAACCAAATTAAATCAAATGGATATAAGAAAAATATCAATAGGTTCTGACTATAAAGGTGGTGCAATGCACTACCTAGTCGGGCAGAAAATACTTGGAGATACAAACCAAATTCATCTTATTAAATTCAACGAAGAAAAAAAATCTACGCAGATATACATCATTAATAAAAAAGAAGAAGTAGTTTTGTGGAAAGAGTTTACCTCTTCAATGCCCATTTCAATCGAATTTAATATAGACTTTTAATGAAATCCCCATTCTATTTTATAGCAAAGCCTATAAATGGGAAACGTTACGATAACACAAGAGATATAGGAGGTATTGAATTTATAGTAAGTACCTCTGAGGAGGACCATAAGTTCTCTAACAGATACGCTGAAGTTATCGAAGTTCCCGTTGGCTACACAGGTCCTATTGAGGCCGGAGACACGCTCCTTGTGCATCACAACGCATTTAAGTTCTACAATGATATGAAAGGTAGACAGAAAAGTGGAAAGAGTTTCTTCAAAGATGATTTGTTCTTCATTGAAACAGACCAATTCTTTATGTATAAAAAAGCTGACAAGTGGTTTGCATACGATAAGTATTGCTTTGTGAAACCAATTGCTCCAACAGAATCATACATAAATAAGCCATTCAACGAAGAGCCTTTAATGGGGCAGATGGTCTATCCAAATGAATACCTATTAAATCAAGGTATAGACAAAGGAGACTTTATTTGCTTTTCCCCGGATAGTGAGTATGAGTTTACCGTAGATGGCGAGAAGCTATATCGAATGTACGACCATCAAATAACGATGAAGCTATGACATCAAAAGAGGTAAAGCTAAAGATTATATCAGCAGGGTATAAAGCAGTTACTGAGCTTATAAAAGTAGCTGAGGAATCAATCTTAAATCCGGACATGGAAGGGGATGATTTGGCTGCTGATAAATTAAAGAATGCCGCTGCCACAAAGAAATTGGCTATATTTGACGCATTTGAGATTCTAAACAGAATAGAGTCGGAAAAAGAAAGCATTGAATTGTCTGAAAAAGGAGTAAACAAAGTAGATACAAAACAAGGATTTGCAGAAAGAAGGTCAAAATAATATCTACACAGTAGTCAAGGACTATATATCATCTAGTGTTGTTTCTAAAAAGAACGGCAACAAATCTTGGTTGTATGGATATAACGAACAATACGATGTTATTGTAATATCAAAAACAGGAGAGATAGGAGAAATCATAAATATCTCAGGAGTAAATATTGCACTTCCTAAGCAGCCAAAGACTTGTTATCAAAGAAGTAATTCAAAAGCTGAACAACATTGGGAGAGAGAGCCAATACCTAAACAACTCTCAAGAATACAATCAATCTTTCAATGGAATGAAATGCCCGCTGAGTTTAAGAACAGATGGGTTGATTACATAGAGCAGGAGTTTGACTATAGAGAGCAAGGCTTTTGGTTTATGAACAATGGAGTTCCAACCTACATCACAGGTTCCCATTACATGTACCTGCAATGGTCTAGTATTGACGTTGGGTATCCTGACTTCCGGGAAGCGAACAGAATCTATTGGATTTTTTGGGAAGCGTGCAAAGCTGACGAGCGTAGCTTTGGTATGATATACCTGAAGATTAGACGTTCAGGATTCTCTTTTATGTCCTCATCAGAAGCGGTAAACATAGGGACTCTTGCAAAAGACGCAAGGGTTGGTATCTTGTCAAAGACAGGAGCTGATGCTAAGAAGATGTTTACAGACAAAGTAGTTCCAATCAACAGCAGACTTCCGTTCTTCTTTAAGCCTATTATGGATGGTATGGACAAGCCAAAGACAGAGTTGGCGTTCCGTGTACCTGCATCAAAGATTACAAAGAAGAACATGTACGAATCCGACAATGAAATCATAGAAGGATTAGATACATCAATCGATTGGAAGAATACAGAAGATAACTCCTATGACGGGGAGAAGCTGTTGTTCTTAGCGCATGACGAGTCCGGTAAATGGACTAAACCAAACAACATCAAGGAGAATTGGCGCGTAACAAAAACGTGTCTTCGTTTGGGTTCTAAAATCATTGGGAAGTGTATGATGGGTTCAACATCAAATGCTTTGTCAAAAGGAGGTCAGAACTACAAGGATATGTTTGAGGATTCTAATGCTGCCACTAGAAATGCTAACGGTCAAACAAAAAGTGGATTATACGCCTTGTTTATTCCTATGGAATGGAACATGGAGGGATTCATAGATAAGTACGGAATGCCTGTATTCTACAAGCCGGAGAAACCTATTATGGGCGTGGACGGAAGATTAATAAAGAATGGAGCTGTAGATTATTGGGAGGCTGAGGTTGAGTCATTGAAAAATGACCCTGACGCATTGAATGAGTTTTATCGTCAATTTCCAAGAACAACGTCTCACGCATTTAGAGACGAGAGCAAACAGTCTTTGTTTAATCTAACTAAAATTTACCAACAGATTGACTACAATGATAGTTTGATAAAAGAACGCTACTTGACTAGAGGTTCTTTCCATTGGAAAGATGGAATGAAAGATACTGTTGTTGTGTTCACTCCGGATATCAGGGGTAGGTTTCTAGTTAGTTGGACCCCGGCAAAACACCTTCAGAATAACGTGCATTTAAGGAATGGTATGAAATATCCCGGAAATGAACACATAGGTTCTTTTGGTTGTGACTCTTATGATATATCAGCAGTAGTTGGAGGAAGAGGGTCCAATGGTTCTTTGCACGGCCTTACGAAGTTCAACATGGATGATGCTCCTTCCAATGAGTTCTTCTTGGAATACATAGCAAGACCTCAGACGGCAGAGATATTTTTTGAAGAAGTATTAATGGCTTGTATTTTTTATGGTATGCCAATACTTATAGAAAATAACAAACCTAGGCTTCTTTATCATTTTAAAAATAGAGGGTATAGACACTATTGTCTAAACAGGCCCGACAAACAATATAACAAGTTAACAAAAACAGAGCGAGAACTAGGAGGAATACCAAACTCCTCTGAAGATGTAAAGCAATCGCATGCATCTGCAATTGAGTCGTATATCGAGAGATATGTTGGCATTGACTTTACAGGCTCTTATAGAGATAGCGGAGATATGGGAACAATGCCATTTACAAGAACTCTAGAGGATTGGGCTAAGTTTGATATTAATGACCGAACAAAGTTTGATGCTTCTATCAGCTCAGGTCTAGCTATAATGGCTAATCAAAAGCACTTATACTTGCCTGAGAAAAAAGATTCGAAAATTATTGTTAACTTCGCAAGGTATTCAAATGATGGAACAAATAGCGAATTAATTAGATGAAAAACGTAACAATAGATATTACATCGTCAGCATTTCCAAGTCAGCTAGCTACTGATGCGGAAAAAGCATCCGAGCAATTTGGGTTACAAGTTGGACAAGCTATTCAATATGAGTGGTTTAGAAAGGACGGAAACTCTTGTAGATATTATGGTCAATGGAAAGAATTTCATAGACTTAGACTTTATGCTAGAGGAGAGCAATCAGTTGGGAAATATAAGAATGAATTAGCTATTGATGGAGATTTATCCTATCTGAATTTGGATTGGACTCCGGTTCCTGTTATACCTAAGTTTGTTGACATTGTGGTAAACGGAATGTCCGACAGACTTTTCAAGGTTAAGGCATACGCTCAAGACGCTATGTCTCAAGCTAAAAGAAATAAGTACCAAGAGATGATGGAGTCTCAGATGGTAGGTAAAGATATATTGTCAAAGATTAAAGAATTGTCAGGAGCCGACCCATTTATTATGGACCCGGATGAGTTGCCAAATGACGACGAAGAATTATCATTATTCATGCAGCTTAATTATAAGCCGGCAATTGAGATAGCTGAAGAGGAAGCTATAAATACAATGTTCGACGAGAATCATTACGATGAAGTTCGAAAAAGACTTGATTATGATGCCACCGTACTTGGTATCTCTATAGCAAAACATGAATTTTTACAAGGAGCAGGAGTTAAAATTTCTTATGTAGACCCTGCCAACGTAGTTTATAGCTATACCGAAGACCCTTATTTTAGAGATTGTTTTTATTGGGGAGAAATCAAAACCCTTCCAATTACAGAGTTGATGAAAATTGACCAAAGTTTAACTAAGGAAGATTTAGAAGAAATTACCCAATATAGTCAAGGTTGGTATGATTACTACAACGTAGCTCAATTTTATCAGAACAGCGTATTCTCTCGTGATACTTGTACATTGATGTACTTTAATTATAAAACTACAAAGAAAGTAGTCTATAAAAAGAAAATACTTGACAACGGAGCTTCTAGATATATTCAAAAAGATGACACCTTCAACCCTCCAACAGAAATGATGGAAGAAGGAAATTTTGAAAAAGTAGAAAAGACTATTGATGTATGGTATGAGGGTATTATGGTAATGGGTACTAACATTCTTTTACAATGGAAATTGTCAGAGAACATGGTAAGACCAAAATCATCTTCTCAGCACGCATTGCCAAATTACATTGCTTCCGCTCCGCGTATGTATAAAGGAGCTATTGAGTCTTTGGTTCGTAGAATGATACCATTTGCTGACCTTATTCAAATTACTCACTTAAAACTACAACAAGTAGTTAATCGTGTTGTTCCGGATGGTGTATTTATTGATGCAGATGGAATTAACGAAGTAGACTTAGGAACAGGAGCTGCGTACAATCCTGAAGACGCATTAAGACTATACTTCCAAACAGGTTCTGTTATTGGAAGAAGCTACACTCAGGACGGAGAGTTCAATAACGCTAAAGTTCCAATCACACAACTCACATCAAACTCAGGCGCTAGTAAACTGCAAATGCTTATCGCTAACTATAATCATTATATGGATATGATTAGAACCGTAACCGGCTTAAATGAAGCTAGAGATGGTTCTACTCCTGACCCTAACTCTTTAGTTGGTTTACAGAAATTAGCTGCATTGAACTCAAATACAGCTACTCGCCACATATTAGAAGGAGGGTTGTTTATTTATCGTTCTATAGCCGAGGCATTGACGTATAGAATTGCAGATATTCTAGAATACTCTGATTTTAAAGATGACTTTATAAACAAAATCGGTAAGTACAATGTATCTATCTTAGGAGAGATAGCAGACTTGTATATTTATGATTTTGGCATATTTATAGAAATAGCTCCTGATGAAGAGCAAAAAGCTCAACTTGAAGCTAATATCCAAATGGCTTTATCTAAGGGAGATATTAATCTTGAAGATGCAATTGATATTCGAGAGATAAGAAACTTAAAACTTGCCAATCAATTACTCAAGCAAAAGAGAAAGAAAAAAGAAGAGAGAGAAGAAAAAATGGCTATGCAAAAACAAGCTATTGTTTCTCAACAGCAAATGCAAGCTCAACAAATGGCTTCTCAATCTGCTATTCAAAAAATGCAAATGGAGCTTCAAACCAAGATGCAACTAAAACAATCAGAAGCAGAGTACGACATCAGAAAAATGCAAGTTGAGGCTGAGTTAAAATCTCACTTGATGGCAGAAGAATTTGGTTATACTCAGCAACTACGAGGAATGGAGGTTGAGAACTTAGACAAGAGAGAAAAAGAAAAGGAAATGGCTAAGGATAAACGTATAAGTATTCAAAACACACAGCAGTCAAAATTAATAGACCAACGTAAAAACAATCTTCCTCCACTTAACTTTGAATCAAATGAAGACAGCTTAGATGGCTTTGATTTAGGAGAGTTTGAGCCTCGATAAAAAATAAATAAAATTATATATATTTGTAGGAAAATTAAATCAAATTAAAATTAAATAAAATGGAATTAAAAGTAAGACTATTAGACGGTGTAGAAGAAAAAGGTGTCGCTCAAGTAGAACAAGAATTGCTTGAAAAACATGAACAGCAATTATCGGAAGATATTCCTCCTGTTGACACACCACCTATTGATACTCCTCCAACCCCTAGTGACGATGATGAACTAGATGAGGAAAAAGTTCTTTCATATATTGGTAAAAGATATAATAAGCAGATTAATTCACTAGATGAATTGACAGCTCAAAGGGAAGAAGCTGAGGCTTTGCCTGAAGATGTTGCTGCTTATATGAAATACAAAAAAGAAACAGGTAGAGGTTTTGAAGATTTCTTGAGTCTTAAAAAAGATTATGACTCAATGGACTCTGAAACTTTACTTAAGAATTATCTATTAGCAACACAAGATGGTCTTGATGCAGATGACATTGAGACATTAATGGAGGACTATAGATACGAGGAATACGACGACGATTCTACTATTAGAAAAGTCAAGTTAGAAACAAAAAAGGCTGTTGCTGAAGCAAAGAAGTTTTTTAATTCTCAAAAAGAAAAATACAGAGTGCCGCTTGAGTCAAGCGCGCCACTTATTTCTGAAGAGGAAAAAGAAATTTACGAAGGCTATAAGCAATATACTAAGCAAGCGAAGACTATTGAAGAGGAGAATGAAAGAAAGCGCAGTTGGTTTAACCAAAAGACAGATGAGTTATTTAATGGAGAGTTCAAAGGTTTTGAGTTCAATATTAATGACAAACGAATCACTTTCAGTCCCGGAGATGCTAATGAATTGAAGAAAGCCCAATCTACACCCGCAAACTTTATAAATAAGTTTTTGGATGAACAGGGCTTAATCAAAGATGCAGCAGGTTATCATAGGTCGTTAGCAATTGCTATGAATCCTGAGAAGTTTGCCAAGTTCTTTTATGAACAAGGTCAATCTGATGCTACTGAAGGAACGATGAAAGACATAAAGAATATCAATATGTCCGAGAGAAGAGCACCTGAAGTAACAAAGTCAACGGATGGAATGCAGGTTAAAGCGGTAAATCCTGATTCGGGTAGAAGCCTTAAAATCCGCAGTATAAAAAAATTATAAATTTAAAAACTAAAGTAAAATGGCAGGTTCATTATTATCGTCTCCTACTTTTGCATTACAACCGGCAGCGGAGCAAGTAGCGTTACAAACCAACTACATTACCAACTTTAACTTTTTGAATCAGTATCTTCCTGATACTTACGAAAAAGAGTTTGAGCGTTACGGTAATCGTACAGTATCTTCATTCTTGAGAATGGTAGGTGCTGAGATGCCTTCTAACTCTGACCAAATCAAATGGGCAGAACAAGGTCGTCTTCACATTAAGTACACTAGCTGTACTTCAGGAGCAGCAATCAACTCAAATACCGCTACTTTCACAGTAGCTGATGCAGGTGTTACTTACATCGCAATTCGAGTTGGACAAACTGTAATGATTCAAAATAACACTTCAGGTGTTTTCAACAAAGCAATCGTTACTGCGGTTCCTACTGCAACTACTTTCACAGTAGCTTACTACGAGTCAACAGGACAAGCATTTGCTGTGTCTACTGCTTGTACAGTATTTATCTATGGTTCTGAGTTCAAAAAAGGAACTGCCGGAATGGTTGGTTCTTTGGAAGCTGAGGATGATATCTACAGCAACAACCCTATTATCTTGAAAGATAAATATGCGGTTAATGGTTCTGATATGGCTCAAATCGGATGGGTTGAAGTTACTACTGAGAACGGAGCTACAGGGTACTTGTGGTATTTGAAATCAGAGCACGAAACTCGTTTACGTTTTGAAGACTACATCGAAACTTCTATGATTGAGGCAGTTCCTGCTATTGCGGGTTCAGGAGCCAAAGTTGCAGGTTTCATGGGGTCTGAAGGTGTGTTCTATGTTGTAAACCAACGTGGAAACGTATGGGGTGCAGGTACACCAACTTCTTTGACTGATTGGGATTCTATCGTTTCTCGTTTGGATAAACAAGGAGCTATCGAAGAAAACGTAGTGTTTGTTAACCGTGGATTGTCTTTCGACATCGACAACATGTTAGCTACATTGAACGGTTACAACGGAGCTTCAGCAGGTCAGTCTGCATCATTCGGTTTATTCGACAATGATATCGACATGGCTTTGAACTTAGGTTTCACAGGATTCCGTAGAGGTTACGATTTCTACAAATCTGATTGGAAATACCTAAACGACCCAACAATGCGTGGTGGTTTAAATGGTACTCTTGCTACTGCAACAGGTACTATTACAGGATTGTTAGTTCCTGCGGGTTCTACTTCTGTTTACGACCAAATTATGGGTAAAAACGCTAAGCGTCCTTTCTTACACGTTCGTTACCGTGCTTCAGAAGCTGAAGACCGTAGATATAAAACGTGGATTACAGGTTCTGCCGGAGGTGCTCAAACTAGCGACTTAGATGCAATGGAGGTTAACTTCCTTTCTGAGCGTTGCGTATGTACCTTGGGTGCAAACAACTTTGTATTATTCCGTTACGGTTAATTCATAGTAAATATGAGAGGGGCATTAGTGTCCCTCTCTATTTTTTTTTAGTAAAAATCAAATTAAATTAAATAATAATAAAAATGGCAACAATTAAATCAACAGACAAAATATATAGATTAACTATTGGAAATCCACTTTCCTATACTTTATCTTCAAGAAATCACTCTCGTTTTCCATTAATGTGGTGGGACGAAGAGAAAAAAGAAAACAGAGCATTAAGATATGCAGTAAACCAAAAATCTCCTTTTGAGGATGAGCAAGATGGAAATGCTATTTTAGAGCCTGTTGTTTTTGAGGATGGATTCTTAAGCGTCCCAAGAACAAACCCTGTACTTCAATCATTTCTACATTACCACCCATTAAACGGTAAAATCTTTGTAGAAGTAGATGAAGAAAAAGAAGCATTTGAAGAAGTTGCTGATTTAGATTTGGAAATCGATGCTTTAATTGAAGCTAGAAGATTATCTCTAGAGCAGATTGAAACATTAACAAGAGTAATGTTCGGTAAAGACCCTTCAACTATTTCTACAGCAGAATTAAAAAGAGATATATTAGTATTCGCTAAAAACGACCCAAGAGGATTCTTGGCTACTTTAAACGACCCTGAGCTACAATTCCAAGCTAAAGTACGTTTGTTCTTCGAGGAGAACTTATTAGCGTTTAGAAACAACAATAAGGAGATATGGTTTAATACTCCTACCAACAAAAAGAAAATGACTTCAGTTCCTTTTGGAGAAGACCCTTATGATGCAGCTTGTCGCTATCTTTCTAGCGACGATGGTATAGATTCTCTAAAAATGCTAGAAGCAAATATTGCTAGTGCTAGTTTGTAAAATTGGTTAATATATGTTTAGTTAAAAAGCACAGAAATAATTCTGTGCTTTTTTTATTATATTTGTAAAAAGATTTAAAATGATAAACGAAGTTAGAAATGCAGTACTATCCATAATAAATAAAAATAATTATGGGTATATTTCTCCGTCGGATTTCAATCTATATGCGGCAAATGCGCAAATGGAGTTATTTGAGGAATACTTTAGTAGTTATAATAAAACTATAAATGCTGAAAATACTCGTACATCAGGAACCGATTATGCAGATATTGAAAGCCCATTAGCTGAAACTTTAGAAACTTTTTTACAGACAGACTATTTAAGCCATATTTCAGGAAACTCCTTTTCTGTCCCAACTACAGTTACTGTTGGAAATAACGCCTACTACATACTTAAATTATTGTGTTATCCAACTCAATTAACATCAGGTTCAAATACATCAAATACTGCAAACAAACTTGTAGATTCAACTGCTAGTTTTTTAAGCGATGGTATAGTTGAAGGAGATATTGTTCTAAATGAATCATCTAACGCTATTGCTGAGGTTGTTAGTGTGGATTCAAATACAGCGTTGACTTTGAGTAGTAATTTGTTTCCATCAGGAACAGGAATTGATTATATTGTATTTTCTGCTGCAAATGCAAGAGAGGCAGACAAAGTAAGCCTTGGTAAAATAACAATGCTAAATAATTCCTTACTAACCAAACCATCTGTTACTTTTCCTTCATACACACTAGAGGGAGATAGAATAAAAATCTATCCTTCTACTATAAAAAATAAAGGTCAAGTTCAGGCAGTATACTTTAGATTTCCTAGAACGCCAAAATGGACTTACATTACTTTGGTTAGCGGAGAGCCTGTGTTTGACCAAACTCAATCTGATTATCAAGACTTTGAATTGCCGTATGAAGATGGCTACAAGTTAGTTACAAAAATACTTGAGTATTGTGGTATCTCTATTAGAGAAATGGAGGTTACTCAGTTTGGTATGGCACAACAACAACACGAACAGCCTACGTTTAGTATGCAACAATAAAATAAAAAACAATGGCATATTTATCGCAGTATCAATACTATGAGAATGATGGTAATACACCTCAAGACGCAAATTGGGGTTCTTATCAATATATTAGCCTAGAAGATATAGTCAATAATTTTTTATTGATGTATTCAGGAAACCATTCATTAGTAAACAATGAGGAACGATACAAAGTATTGTTTCACGCCAAAAGAGCTATACAGGAGCTTAACTATGATGCATTTAAAGAAGTGAAGGTTTTAGAGTTAAGCGTTGCTGATTCTTTGAGATTTGTCCTTCCTTCTGATTATGTTAATTGGGTTCGTATATCTTTATATAAAGATGGATTGCTAAGACCTTTAACTGAAAATATTCAGACATTATCTTCTAATGCTTATTTGCAAGACCATCAAGGAAACATATTGTTTGACCAAAACGGAAATATACTTCAGCCGCAGTATTCAGATATTGACTTTGACAGATTGATGAAAACGAAGAAAAGTATTTACTTAAATCAAGGCAATCAATTTGACGGTCAAGAAGGTTGGTATTTTGAAGGAGATTGGTATTTTGATTACGCATTCAATACGAGATTTGGTTTAAATACCGAGACTGCTAACTTTAATCCTACATTTAGAATTGATAAGAAAGCAGGAGTTATAAACTTTGATTCTAGTATGTCCGGGGAATTATGCATTCTTGAGTATATTTCGGATGGAATGGAAGGAGGGGATAATTCAAGAATTACTGTAAATAAGTTTTTTGAATCATACATATACGCAGCTATTGAATATGAAATACTAAGTTCAAAATTCAATGTTCAAGAATACATTGTTGCGAGATTAAGAAAGAAAAGAAGAGCGCTACTTAGTAATGCAAAAATCAGAATTAGTAATATTCATCCGGGAAGACTCTTAATGAATTTAAGAGGAATGGACAAGATAATAAAGTAATATGGCAAACGTCACAAGAAATTTTATAGCGGGGAGAATGAACAAAGTCGTTGACCAACGACTTGTCCCCGACGGAGAATATATTGATGCTATGAATGTTAGGATGGGTTCTACAGAGGACTCAGAAATAGGTGTAGTCGAAAATACAAAAGGAAACTCTTCACTTACATCTTTATCTTATACAGACGGAACTCCATTAAGTACTTCGGCTAGATGTATAGGAGCTATTCAAGATAGCGCAAGAGAAACAATATATTGGTTTGTTCACGACCCTAATTTTCCTGAAGGAGACACAGGTAAACTTGATTTAATAGTTTCTTACAATGTAAATACAACCACACTCGTATACCACGTTATAAGTATAGACGATGGAGATGGTGTATATACTACGCTTAATTTCAATCCATCTTACCTAATTACGGGAATCAATATTGTTGATGACCTATTATTCTTTACAGATGATTACAATCCTCCTAGATTTATAAATTTAACTAGAGGATACGCAAACCCAATTGCAAATGTTGACCAATTTAGCGCAGAGTCTATTCTTGTTATAAAAAAACCACCTACAGAAAGCCCCGCTATTCAACCAATTGTTACAAGTGGTCAAGAGAATTATTTAGAGACAAGATTTATATGCTTTGCATACAGATATAAGTATGCAGATGGCGAATATTCTGCGACATCTCAATGGTCGGCACCCGCTTTTGTCCCAAATCAATTTCAATTCGACATCAGTAGTATGTTGAATAAAGGGATGACAAACTATTGCAATGCTACAATCGTTAGTTATAACTCAGGAGGCCCTCTTGTTGTTGGTATTGACTTATTGTTTAAGCAAGCAGAAAATAACGTAATTAAGATTATTCAAAAAATAGATAAAGCAGACTCAGGATTATCAGATAATCAGGTTTACTCAATCACATTTAATAACAGTAAGATATTTACGGTATTAGATGAAGCTGAAATCTTAAGGCTTTATGATAATGTTCCACTATTGGCTAAAGCTCAAACTATTATGGGTAATAGGTTAATGTATGGAAATTATATTGAAGGACACGACTTAATCGATAAGAATGGATATCCAACAAAATTTGAATACCAAGCAACATTAGTAACAGAAGAGATTGGAAATTTAGATTTAGTTGATACTACATTTACAGGAGTCTACAATATAGACCCAACTTCAATAGGATTTAGTGTAACTGATTCTATTGTAGTAATCGACTTAGATGGAATAGATTTAGTTCAAGGAGCAGCCATATCTTTAGATGTTACAATAACCCATAGTCAATGGTCGGGGTACATTCCAAGTCCTGATACCGTGACTGACAATACGGACTTATCTATAACTTATTTGCTTACTAGAGACTATTCTTCTGCTTATGATTTAGCAACGAGCGATGAATTTAGAAACTCAATAGGAACGATAGGAAATATACTTCCGGTTTCAACAACCGTAGTTGGTCAAGAAACATCTTGTAGTGGAGTTACTTTCACAGATTCATTCAATTGCGCATTGCCAAATAACTTAGGTGTTACCCCTACTTCTTTTATAAAATATGGTAGTGGAATAAACAACATATTAGAGCCTATTTTAATAATAACTCAACCATCAAATACTCAGATAGGGTTTCAATTCCCATCAATGGTTTATGTAGACAACATAGCGGCTCCTACGCAAAAGGCTTATGAATACTTTAGAGTGGTATTTGCAAGCGCATCATATCAGAAAATTGGTAATCCCGGAAGCCTACATAGCAATAGAGGATATGAAGTAGGTATTGTGTATATGGATGAATTTAACAGAGCTACAACCGCTTTAGTTAGTCCAAACAATTCCATTCACATTCCTTGTGCTTACGCAGAAAATAAAAATAGTATTCAAATAACTATACCTCCTACTCAAGTAGCTCCTGAATTTGCTAAAAGATATAAGTTCGTAATTAAGCCTGATGCTGAAAAATACGAAACAATATATAGCAATCTTTTCTTTTTAAATCCAAATGCAAATGAAGCGTGGCTTTTATTAGAAGGAGAGAATATGAGGAAAGTTGAAGAAGGAGATACGCTTATTGTAAAGGCAGATACTCAAGGACCTCCTCAAAATTGTTCTTATGTTACTGTATTGGATAAAGTTTCTCAACCAAAGGGATTTCTTGAAATACCATCAGAGGAAGACCCTACTATATTCTACGATGTCCCTGCGGGATTATACATAAAGATTAGTCCAAATAACATAAACTTAATAAAATCTGAGAACGCATTAATTGCTCCCGGAAATAAACAACGATGGGCATCAGGTGGAGATAGCACTATTTTATCTTACCCAATGAATATTGCAGGAGAAGATGCCGGTAATCCTACTTGGGAATTTAAGGATTACACAGTACCTGCGGGGAGTAGAATAGAATGGTATGTAGATTGGAATAGAGCAGGAAGAAAGGCTTGTGAGCCTAGAGGGTATACTTTGACAAAAACGTATATATCATCTATAGATTATCCAAATATGTATGAGTGGTTTGTTGGAGACAATATTGCTCTTACAATTAATTCGGGTATAGATAAAGGAGATGGAGAGATAAATACTTTTGTGCCTAGACTATATTATCCTTTAAATTCTCCAATAACAGGAACTATTACAAGTTTAGCTACGCCAAACAAACTCATAGATAGCGCTGCTTCATTTATATCTGATGGAGTTGTAGCAGGTGTTCAAGTAAGGCTCTCATATGGAGGGGTAACTTCTACCATTTATGCCGTATCTGTTGTCAGCGATACTGAAATCATATTGAGCTTTAACATCCCTGCGGTATTTCCTGTAGGAACGCCTTATGAAATACGTTTTTATAATCCTGATGTTAATTTTTGGCAGTTTTATAGAAATGTATCTACCAATGAGCTATCTATTAGCTTTAGTAGTACGAATAGCTGTACAGGTAGTAACTATAAATACTCTCGTAGAATTTATGTTACTGCTAACATTCAGGTGTTTAGAGCTGAAGATACATTGATTTTTGAAACAGAACCTGCTGATGCTTTAGCAGATGTGTTTTACGAAAATGAGTTATCGTTTGGTATTGATGAAGATGGAAATCATCTTGGTAACTTGCAAGACCAAGATATTGCAGCAGGAACGCCTGCTATAGTAGACACTAATTTCTTTAACTGCTTCTCGTTTGGAAATGGAGTAGAGAGCTATAAAATAGAAGACTCTATAGTTGGAAGGTCTTTTAATTTTGGACAAAGAGTAACTACTGTAGCAGACCAAGATTATAAAAGAGCGAATAGATTCTCCGATATCACTTATAGTGGGATTTACAACGGAGAGTCAAACATCAATAGATTAAACCAATTCAATTCAGGGCTTTCTAATTTCAAACATTGTGAAGCGTCTTTTGGCGAGATACAGTTATTAGATGGAAGAAATACAGATGTATTGGTTCTTCAAGAAGATAAAATATCTTACGTTTTAGCTGAGAAAAACTTATTATCGGACGCAAGTGCCGGTGGTATAATTACAGCCACTCCTGCTGTCTTAGGAACACAAATAGCGCGTACTGAAAAGTATGGTATTAGTTTTAATCCTGAGAGCTATGTTCAATGGGGTTTTGATAGATACTTTACAGACGTTAAGCGTGGAGCTGTTATTCAGCTAAAAGGTGGTGACGCTCAAAACGAACAACTTACAGTAGTGTCTGAGCAAAATATGAGAACTTGGTTTAGAGATGTATTTAACAATTCTTTTAATACTCAGAAATTAGGTGGATTTGACCCATACATGAACGAATATGTATTGGTTATAAATGAACGAAACCTTCCTGTAAATCCTCAATGTTTAGATTGTGGAATTACTCAAGCATTTACTTTGTCTATAGACCAAGAAGAAGAAAAACAATTTACATATTGTGTAGACTTAGGTCCATTAGTTGGATTCTCAGCTATTGAATGGGTATTTACAGATATAGAAGATGGCGCCACAATAAACTTCTCTGCTAATTATAACGGAGTTGTTGTAGATTCAGGATATGTATCAACAGACGGGTCGTTTGGATTTAACAAAGACTCAGTAAGTGTTGAAACTGTTGAGATAACTTTATCATACACAGGAGATATGGTTGTTTCCGTGACCGCTAATTGTTGTGATGCTGAGCCGTTAACTATAGTGGAGGTTGTTTTGACAAATGATTCAGAAGCAAACAAAACCATACATACTCAGTACAGATATTCCATTGATACTTTTGTAGGGCCATTGGCATCTAATTTGGTTTTATTCCAATCAGGAACTTCAAGCCCATTAGTATCAAGATATAATTTAATTTCAGGTTTTGTTGGTTCAGGAGGATTCCCTCCTCAGACAAGTATAATGAGACTTTCTACTAATCAAATAAGTCCTGATGATTTCTTGTTCAATCCGTCGCAAGATAAGTTTAGATACCTAAGAACAAATACTTTATACGATAATAATGATGTAGATATGCAGGCTATGATTTTAGCTTCAACTATAGCTACACCAAACTCAGGAACAGAGCCATTGTATTACGCTGATTTCACAGTTCCATCTAGTTCGTTAGGAGAATACCTATACTTGATTTGGGATTTGAGAGATGCCGTAGAGTTAGAATTGTGTTATGCTCTTACCGTTATTGATGCTTGTTGTGATTGCACTACAGATACATATTACTTGAATGCTAATTTTACTTCAGCAACTTCAATATACACAGACAATACATTGAGTACATTTGCTGCTGACGGATTCTATACTGAAGATGGTATAGTTAGAGAGTTGGTTGATGGAATATTATTGCCTCAGCAAACTTGTAATCCATGCGCTGTAGAAGTTGATTTATGTTTTGGAGCCACTCTTACTGATGTGACTTGCGATTGCGATGAAACATGTACAACTCCATATAACACATATAATATAGTAAACCCAAGCCTTGAATCTGTTACCGTAGGTTTCTATAATCAAGATGGAATATATCAGGAAGATAACCAAGACCCAACAAGCTCTAGAAATTGGTGTAGTATAGGAACTCCTACTTGTAGTGAACCAACTGCAACCATCACATTCTACGCTTGTGGATGTGTTTAATTAAATAAAAAAAATGGCAGTAAACGCAACATATTACTTAGATGCCGCTAGCCTATCTTTGGCTACGGCAGTATATTTAGATTCATCACTATCTTTAATAGCTCCTAATGGATTCTATGCAGACGGTACCGTTGTTAGACAGCAGTCTAGCGGTGTTCTGTTATCTTTTTCGACTCCTGACTTATGCTCCGCTCCATGCGGAACAAGCATAAACGCTCCGGGGTCTCAAGGATTCTTCTCAATTAGTTCTAATTTAGGAGATGACATAGGTGCTATTGTTATTGAATTTGTTGTTCAATCTGTACCTGATGGATTTAGAGCTACATACAATGGGACTACTTATAATAAGCTAAGCTCTAATGTTGATGGGTTGCACCAAAGTGCAACTCCCGGAAATTTCACGGTAGTTGGAGACCCAACAGCAACAGGTACTTGTAGCTCATGGTATCCGTCAGGAGGAACGGTAGTCTTAAATGAATATGTATATGATGGCGGATTTGTAGCTACAGGAAACACTACTTCAACAACAATTGTAACAGGAGATATATCTTTAACTGCCGGTGGTCCTGAGATGTGTATTATGGTTATACCAAAATTAGCTGCGTCTCCAAACTTGATTAATCTTCAAATTTTTGGAGGATGTACGTCTACAGGTTGGACTGCTAAGGTTAAATGCCCCGCATTGCTTCCTTCATTTCCTGCATCTACAATATTTGCAACAGGAACAATACCTTGCTCTACAGCTATGGATCAAACATATTATTTTGCCAAAGTTCATTTAGCTATAGACTCTTATGTTGGTTTATATGATTATGTGTTTACAGATGCAAATGGTCAATTTCCTTTAGCTACGGGGTATTACTTAACAAGCAACGTAGCTTCTCCGAATAAGGTTATTAGAGTAACAAATGGATTGATAACAGGAATAACAAATTGCGTTTAGTATCATGAATTACACTTTATCATATAGCGAAGGAGTTTCCGGTTGGGTGTCTTTTTATTCTTATCAACCTGATTGGATGATTGGAATGAATAATTATTTCTACACATTTAAAGGTGGGAATATATATAGACATAATACAAATACGGCTAGAAATACATTCTATCAACCTTGGTGGAATCGAGTGGATAACCTAAATCCTTCTCCAAATGCATTTACTCCTACTTCAATTACAAGTGTGTTCAATAATGCAGTACTTGAAAACAAAATCTTTAAAACCATTAACCTAGAAGGAGATGCTCCTTGGGGCGCTACTTTACAGACGGACATACAATCTTCAGGATTTATAGACCAAAATTGGTTTGAGAAAAAAGAAGCCTCTTACTATGCATTTGTTAGAAACACATCTGTGGGTCAGCTTTCTTTAAGAAGTGTGAATGGAATAGGAAATAGCTTAACCGTTACAGGAGCAGGAACCACTTCCGCTCAAATAAACTTTAGCATAAATCCATTGGTATCGATAGGCAGCATGCTAAGTGTTGGAGACTATGTTTATTTTGGTGCAAATATTCAATTTGCGGGAGTCGTAGTAAATATTATAGTTGACTATCCCGCAGGTATAAATAGGATAATTGTAAACAACAACACAGTTACTCCATTAACTGTACCAATACCGGGCAATGTTAATTATTTCTTCTACGTTAAAAATTCAGTAGCAGAGTCGCATGGAGTTTTAGGGCATTATTGTACATTTACTCTTCAAAATAATTTCAATAGTAAAATTGAATTATTTGCAGTAGAATCTAATGTGATGAAAAGTTTCCCTTAAATTTAATATCTTTGTGACTGCATGGAATTAAAAATCAGACCTCTTAATGAAAATGATTATGAAGAAATCCTTACAGGATGGTGGTCTCAATGGAATTGGACTGCGCCCGCTAAAGATTTTTTGCCTGAGAACGGAACAGGAGGAATGATAGTTTACGATGGAGATGTCCCTATTTGTGCAGGATTTATATACGTTACAAACTCAAGCGTTGCTTGGGTAGATTGGATTATATCAAATAAAGAATATAGAGGTAAAGATGATGCAGGGGAATCTAAAAGAAAAAAAGCATTAAAACTATTGATATCAACTCTTACCAATATAAGCAAAAAGTCAGGAGGAAAGTATGCTTATGCTTTGATTAAAAACAAAAGTTTAATTCAAACGTATGAAGAACTCGGATATATCAAAGGAGACGCATACACAAGTGAAATGATAAAATTACTATAAAATGGCAGTAGCAACAGCAATAGCAATAGGAGGAATGGCGATTACAGCAGCAGGTGCTGTAAATTCGTTTATTCAATCATCAAAACAAGAAAAACTTAAAAGACAGGCTGAGGCAGATGCAGCAAAAGCAATAGCTGAAGCTAGAAAGAAATTAGGCGTAAACTATACTGATGAGTTGGCTATTCAAAAAGAGCCATACGAACTTCAAAGAGAGACAATGCTGTCCGCAGGTAACCAAGCTATTCAGGCAGGAGTTGAAAGCGAAAGAGGGGCAGCTACTACAGCAGGTCAGGTAATGATGGCTCAAAATGAAGCACAAGCAGGAATTCGTACAGAAATGGGTAAAGAATTGACCGATATTAAAAACAAACAAATTGCAGAAGAAAGTCGATTAAGAGACTTAGGCGTTCAATTAGATTTGGGAGAAGCAGAAGGAGCCCAATTAGCTGCAAGAGACGCTGAAGAGGCTTCAGCAGCCGCTATGAGTCAAGGATTTGAAGGAGTTACATCTTTGGCTCAACAAGGATTAGCTCAAGTCCCTCTGTTTGAGAAAACAGGCTCAGCTAGAGCTTTCGATAAATTGAACAAAGATGGAAAGCTGTCTCAGGCTGATTTTCAATCAAGAGTTCAAGGATTTCAAGGGGAAAAAGGATTTGGTAATTTAGCAGGAGTAGGAGCAATGCCACAAAATCAATTTGAGGCGTACATGTCAGGTTTACCAAAATCTCAATTAAACCAATTATACAAATTAATGTATCCAAAAACATAAGACATGGCAAAAACTTATTATAGATATGCCGAAAGGAGTGCTGACTCACAGGTAAATTGGGCAGACATAAGTAGAAACATGTCTGACATGCTCACGGAAACTAATCGTGTTCGTGAAGAGAAAAAAGAAGCAATTGCAAAAGCCACTAGAGATGAGTTCGCTAAGATAGCCAACACTCCGCTAGGAGAGCACGAGTCAGCTAGAATAGCTGCGTTAAAATTAGCAGACCAAGCATCAAACCAATTAAGAATACAATACGACCTTTTAAAACAAGGGAGAAGCAACGTAAAAGACTATACGATGTTCAGTCAGAATCTATCCGATAATGTGGACTTGGCTTTCAATGCAGCTAAGGCTTATCAGGATAACTTCAAGCAAATATCAGACAGGGCTAAAAATGGAGATTCATCAGGTTTAGAAATGCTTAATGCGGCTATGGCTGAGAAGTTTGGAGATTGGGGTAAGATGGGATGGATTATCGCTCCTAACGGAACTCTTATGGTTGGTTTAAAGAAGAAGGAAACGGTAGATGGAAAGGAAGTAGAAACAATAGATGATACTCCGGGAAATACTTCAAACGTAAATGCCTTAAACGGCTTGTTGTTAGGCAGACTAGATAGGTATGATTACAAACCAAAAATTGACGCTTGGACAAGTAGCTTAGGAGAGGAAAAGAAAACAATATCAAAACTAGGCACTCTATCAAAACAAGGTAAAATAGAGACTATAGAAGATATCACATCAAGAACAGATATAGACCCCACGACAAAACAAGAGATTTATAATTTCATGAATGCTGAAAATGATATTATAAAAGAAGTGATGGGGACAGACTTAGATAAAGCCCGTATGCTTTTTGATAGCAAAAAAAGAACTGCTAATAATGTGCCGTATACTGTAACAGATGACCCAAACGAAGCCAAGGGAGATTCTAGTAAGATATTAAGAATATACAACAGCGACACAGGTCAATATAGTTTTAAAGTGTCTGAGGCTCAAACAAAAGAGCTTGAGGGCTTTGTTAGGAATCAAATGAGGTCTCAATACGACTATAAAGAAACTACTGATGTAGTTAGTCAAACGCAAAGAAATGACAAGCCTCAATGGATGGTAGACCAAGAAAAAGCAGATGAGAAAGCTAAAGAAGCAACAAACATGATTGGGCAATTATGGTATGGAAACGACAATCAAGTTGATTCTGCTGCTACATATTTTAAAGGTCTTAAAAACGCTAAGGGAGAACAAATCTTCCAAGAAATCACAAGAACTCCTGACGGGATTGATTTACTTTACTTTGATGGAAGAAAAGATTTTATTAAATTTAAAAATGCAGATGGTACACCAAAAACTCAAAGAGACTTTATTGCATCAGCAGGTCCTTTGTTAGCGGGACAAATAGACGTATCTTCGGCATTATCAAAAGACGGGTCATATAAAAAAGACGCTAAATTCAATAATACCTCTAAAGGTGCGGCTTCTACACAGACAGGAGAGCAAAGATATGCAGCATATTTAAAAGAGAATATAAAACCTGAAGTAACAAATATGAGCGAAGAAAAAGCTAAAATACTTCTGTCTAAATATGCAGATGGCTTTGGTTTAGTGGTAGAAGAAAGCAGTCCGGGAAGTGATGTTATAAAAATATTAGTTCCGGGCAAAGAGGAAGGTACTTTTATAGATAGCAGAGAGTTTAAATTTGGCGAGCTTAATAATGATGTTTACAATTCTTTAATTGAATATATGTCAGCAAACGCTATAAATACAGAATCGCTAAACTCAAAAAAATCAACCGGAACCACAACAACAGTAAAAGGAGGAAAACCAAGATAAAAAATAAATTATGCCGGATTTAAAACAAGCACTTAAAGATTTTGTAGCCACTTCCAATAGTGGTAAATACGCAGATGAAAAAACTTTATTATCTAAATTCCCTGAATTACAAGGATATGATATGCAGACTTTGAGGGATTTTGTCGCTACTTCTAATAGCGGTAAATATGCTACTGAAGAAGAAGTATTTTCTAAATTCCCTGAGTTTAAATTTTCTCCGGTTGTAAAAAAAAAATCTTCTTCGGACTCAGGTACTCAGAAACCTCCTCAAGAAACTACGGCATCGCCTTCGGCAGATGGTTCTTCGGCTACTCAGAAACAAAAGCCTTATAATGTAAAGAAGGCTTTAGCCACGAATACCTTAGTGCCTGATTATGTAATGGGCAAATTAGGTATAAGTCAAGAATCTCCTGTAAGAAAAACATACGACTATCTTAACGCTCAAGCTAGTAATGCTACTACTAGCATACTTGAACCTCTTGATAATGTGATAAATACAGCAAAAAACATGCTGATAGATTCAGGAGAAGAAGATGGAAACGATACAATTTATGATGATATAAAAAAAGCATTTATATCTCAAATACCTACTGCGGGGACTGTACAAGGAGCTCAGGAAGTAGCAAAACTTGCTAAGAAAGTAATAAATTCTGCACTTCCTCAAGACGCAAAAAATCAAATCATAAGCAAACTAAACTCTGCATCTTCCAATGTAAGAAAAGGCATGAGCGCAGTAGAAGAATACAGAAAAGGAAGTATTCCTGATAATGTATTTAACAATGTGGTTGGAGGTATAATTGGCTTTATTCCTGATATAGTTGCAGCAGCATATATTGGAAGCCCCGCTGCGGCAGAAGGAAAGCTAGTAGCGATGTCTAAAAAAGCCACAGAAAAATCACTTCCCGTAATAGCCAAGTATGCACCAAAAGCAGCAGCATTCCTAGAAAGAGCAGCAGTAGCTCCAATGACTAAAATATTTACAGCTAAAGGTGCTGTAAAAGGAATGGCTGAAGCAGATGTAGAAGAAGGAGAAAACATGTATATTGAAGGCATAAAAGAAGCCGCGAAGGGATTTGGCGAAGGGATTTATATGCATGGTTTAGGAGAGATTGCCGGTAGAGTATCTCCAACTATAGCCAAACAAATAACAAAACTTAGAGTTAACAATGCTATTGCCTCTGAGCTTGCTATGCCGCTTGCTAATGCAGGGGTATTTACTACAGCTAGAGCATTAAGAACAGGTATTGAGGAGCAAAGATTAATTACCCCTGAAGAAGCAGCTATGGAGGCCGGAATGGGTATTGGATTTAGCTTACTACATGTAGGCGCTCAATACAAAGGGCATAAGGAATTAGACCATTATTACGAGAATGTAATTAAAGATAATCCATTAAGTTCATTTTCTAGAATATTAAACGAGACTAAAGATAACTTAGAGTTGGCATACGACCCAACCCTAACGGAAGCCGATATAAGAGAATTAGAAGCAGCTAGAACTGAATTAAAAGAAGCAGCAATAAAAGAAGTTGACTTAAAGGTCAAGAAAACACTTGGAGACGAGGCTTTAAAAATTCAAAATAAATTAGATGCCCACCGCAATATAAAGAATATTGTAGAAAATAAAGACTCTTTAATAAGAGACATAAACAATAATGAAAGCATATCTCAGGAAGCAAAAGACATCTACACCAAAAAAATATCAGCTATAGCTGACCATTTTGATATGTCTGAGTATGCAATAAGAAAAAGAGAGTTAAACACCAAGATAATTGATTTAGAGAAAGAACTAGAGTCTTTATCTAATGGTTTTACTAATTTAAAAAACCCATCAGACAGAGCAGAACTTAAGGTTAAAATAGACCAAAAAAGAGCTGAGCTAGAGTCTTTAAGTAACGAATTAACTGATTTTGTAACAAATAAATCCAAAGAAGATGCCATTCAAAAGCAAAGCACAACAGAGATACCTGTTCAGTCAGAAACCGGAGTTAGCGAAACGATGGAGACAGGAGCACCCAAAACAGAACTTGAAATCACTCCCGAACAAGAAGAAATAAGCCCAAGTATAAAAGTAGCTGACGCATTAACAGACCCAACCGGTGTGTATATTTACGATGGTCAAAAAGGACAATTAACCACTATTGGCAAAACATTGGTATTAGATACCCCTGAAGGTTTTGTTGATATAATCTCCGACTTGGATTCGGCAGGAGATGCCACATTGGAAGACTTAGGTGTATCTAAAGAAGCGGAGCTTGATATATCTTTAAACGAAGACAATAGCGTTAATGTAAATGGAAAAAGATACGTTAACAATTATAGCGAACCTGAATCAGCATTTAATAGAGATAAGGACGGAAATTATACAGTTAGCTTAGAAACTGAGGATGGACAAAAAAGAACATTTAGAGGTCAACAAGCTGACCAAATAGTTTACGAAACAAGACTTAAAAACTTTGAACAAAATGGAACAGAGCAACAAATCGAACAAGCCCACGAACTCGCAGACGAGGCTATCAGAATTGAAGAAGAAGCTAGAGCGGCTGCCCCTAAGCGAGCGGGTAAACCTGTTAGAAAAGCTAAGCAAAGAACTCTCAAAACAGTAAAAGAACCTTTAACTAAGGCAGAGAGAGAAACTAAAGAAAGAGAGAAAATGAATGAGGAGACTAATTCATTATCAAGTAAAAACCAATTAAGAAAAGTTGAATCAAGTCCGACACTTTCTGTTGAGCTAAGTAAGTTAAAAGAACAGAAGGAAAGTATAGATGATTTTTATGAAAGATATTTAAAAGCTAAAGCAGATAACACTAACCCTGAACTCGTTTCATCAGTAGATAAATTACTTGCAACTGAAATAAGTCCTTTTGAAGGCATGCTAAAACCGGGGACAGAAGTGGTTTTCAATGGAGCTAAAGGAAGGATAAAAGAAGTTAATAATTTTGCAGGAGCTAAAGAATATAATATCGTTTTTGACAGCAATAAAGGACCAACAAGTAGGTTTGTATCAGTAGAGGAATTTAATAAAAAAGGAAAAGCGATTGAAGAAAGTGCTCCTAAATACGAGAATCCTAAAGCAGAACCTAAAGCAGACGAAATAACTCAGCAAGAACTTGACGATTACAATGAAGCAGTTAGACAAGGAGATATTGACGAAAGTCTTATCTCTGAGTTAGAGACTGAAGGAATGTATGATGCTTACCGGGCACAGGAGGCTCAAATGGAGGCTACTAGACTAGGAGAGGAAGGGGAAATGGATAAGTACATGTATATCCACAACAACTTAGGAAGAATAAAGCCAAGTGATTTTGACCAATACGGAGACCGAAATGTAAGGAAAGACATTAAAGGATTTAATATAAAATACGGGCAAAAAAATGCCACTCCATTAGATGCTAGGGTTCAAGAAATGTCTGAGCAATTTGGTTCAGAGATAACTCCTCAAGATGTTATTGACTATATAATGGACAGGGAAAGTAATCCTGAAAAATACCAAAAATCAAAAGCAAAACTTAAAAAACTAAACGAGGCGGCCAATATTCAATTTACTCCTGAAAAGGGGTACGAGGTTTATATGAACCTTAAAAATGACCCCAAGTCAATGAAGGCATTAGATGCTTTGGCCGGGAAAGTATTGTCCGATGAACAAGTTAAAATAATTAAAAAACATTTAAGAGAAAAGTATGGAGAAGCCGACACAACAACAGATAGAGGTGTACAACGAACTAATGAGACTCTTGAAAGAGTCGAAGAAGTAAAGCCTGTTGAATCGAAAGAAGAAGTTCTTACTATAGACGAGCAAATTCAGAAATATTATGATGATGCTTATAAATATGAAGAGAGAATCGAAGAAGTAGAAAAAGATAATTCGTTAAGTGAAGAAGAAAAAATCTCTCAGATAAATGAATTAGAAGCAAAAAATAGAGAGTCCTTAAAGAAAGGAAATGCTCTTGCTTTTGAAAGAGCTAAAACTAAACCATCTAAAGAAGCCCCTAAAACAGAACCTAAAGAGGTAGAAAAAATAGATAAAGAAATAGCTCAACTTGAAGGAGATGTTGAATACTATGAATCCAAGATTCAAGAAATTGAAGAGGAGATAGCTATAGAGCAAGGCAACACTAAGGAGGGATTGGCTGAGTTAAAGGAAAAAGTTAAGAAAGAAATTGAAGAGGTTAAAAAAGATAAGTCTTTAGATAAGTTTGAAAAAATAGATAAGATAGAGGAAATAAAGTATCAAATAGAAAACTTTAAAGAAGAGCAAGAATCTATTATTGAAAATTACAAAGATGATTTAAAAGAGGCTAAAGC